TGATTGAAGAACAACTGATTTCGGATCATGGACTGACTGAGCTGTCTTGTTAGTTCTTGTGTGTATGTACCCTCTGTGTACATAGCTGAGTCTATTACTTTAGACATAATTCTAGTTGGTGAACCACCTATTTCTTCTCCACCAAACCTCTTGTAAAACTCTGGTAGTTCTGACATTGGGTTTAACTTCTTCATTTTAGAATAGAAGTCATTAATGAAGAACGGTGTCTCAGTGTACTTAAAGTCCTTCATGTCCAATGTGAACGTGGTACTAGCATAACTACCAAGGTTAAGACCACGGAATATGTCCGAAGAACCTTGTACTGTAAATCCATCTACAGCGATCTCATCCTCATCTAACTCATCTGCGTTGAAGTTTACTTTTATATCTCTTACCTTTGGTTGTTCTACCAGAGAATCCATTGCTTTGAAATGATATCCTTTTCTGTCCTCATAGAATAAAAATCCTGCACTCTTCTTACCACTACCACTCTGTAGTATAGATCTCCATGCTAACCATGAGATAATAGTATATGGATCCCAGTATGGACTGACGAAAGATAGTTTAGTAGCACTCTCATCAGTTTCAATAGTTTTATCTGTCTTTATCTCTTTCTGCATCAACTCCTTTACTATCTCATGAGTTTGCTCACCCCCTCCCTTACCAAATCTACGGGAAATTTTTTTAGCAGCATTTCTTGCTGCATCCACTGAAACACAATACAGAGTTGCCTGTGATTTCTTACCATCTACAATCATTCTATCTTTGATATCATATATGATCATGTCATATGTAATCACATTACCACTACCATCAGTCCATTTGATGTCTATGGGTTCCATACCCTCTAGGTTTCCTAACACTCCTGTTGATGAGTCATTCAGTTTAAGAATCAATAGTACATTTGATTTAGTAATATCTTCGATATAATGTAACTCTAATAAATTATTGCTTGTAAAAGGTTGCACCATCATACCGTTCTGATCCGTCTCTGGATCATACATTGACATACCTATCTTTAGGTCTAGTAACTCAAAATTAGATTCTTTGTTCATACTACGTCGTTGGGTGTCTGACCCCCATCTACGATGCTAATGCTATGTAGTAGATGTTTGCTTGGTTTTAGTGGTGCGGGAGGTAGTGGATCTGATTCACCAATACCCATACCTTTGTTAGAACCCATGGAAGCAATAGCTTTCATGATTGATTCTGAACTCATATCTGTTTCACCAGTAGCACCCTTAATTGTAAGTTGATTAAGTTCACTCATGTTCATCTCATTGTCCATGATGACTTGATTAGTCAAAGAATTTATATCTTGCTTCTCATATTGACTACCTTTCTCAGCTGGTTGTACTCCACCTAGTATCTTATTCAATACACTGGTAGTCGCACTGATCGCCATGCCAGTAGAAGAACTCATGAATGCTTTCTTAGCACCTTGTTTGATAGTATTGAAAGTATTTCTTACCTTGTCCAGTCTAGTACTACCTTGGGTAGATATAGTGTCAGGTGCTTCTGGAGGATGTGATGCACCACCCACACCAAGTGAAGGTCCTCCCTGACTCCATGGACTGATTTCATCACCTTTACCTGTCTGGAATTTATTGAAATCAGAACCCTCACCCCACTCCTCAAGATAATCTTTATAGGATTGATCATCTGGAAATGCTGAACGAGGTGCCAGTTCATTTGATGTTTCTTTTTTCTTCTTCCTACCGCCACCAAGCATTCTACCCAAGGCACCGACTATACCACCACCTTTTACAAAATTCATCAGTTTATTTTCTTTCTTTTTCTTCTTAGTTTTTACACCAAACGTCTTTCCTACCTTAGATATCTGTCCCTCAAGTGCTGCTCCCTCACCACCTGGCACATCAATCTTCTCCATCAACCCTGCTAATCCTGCTGCCACTGCCTTGAGTGGTAGTGCCATAGCATCTGCTAATGCTTTCTTATACTCTTCTAATCCTAAATCTTCAGTCAGTTCAGTGGCAACGTTCTTCTTACCTACCAGTCCTAAGCTCTCTAATGATTTGACACCTGACTTGGTTTCAGGTCTCTGACCCGCAGTAGGAGTCAGGGAGTTCATCATAGGTGATGGAGGTACAACACCACCCTCTGCTAGTTTTAGTTTAGGAGTCTGCTGTCTTTGCCAACTGAATACTCTACTCTTTGGTTTTGGTTTCTCTGGTTGTGCGTCTGCTCCATCTGCTCCATCTGCTCCGTCTTCTCCATCGTCTCCCTTATCACCTTTCTCTGGTGCTTCTTTCTCTACGGGTGCTTCTTCCTCTTCAGTTGCTTCATCATCAGTGAAGTCATCTGCCGACGTGAGATCCATTGGAGGTATAGCACTTGGCGATATGAAGTTAGCAAACTTCTGCATCGTGGTCTTTGCCTTCAAGACCTCATAACCATTTGCTAAGTCTTTCTTTATTCTACCGTTAGCTGAGTCATCTCTCTTGTCTGCCTCAGCAAGCTGCTGCATATTCTCAGCAAGTAAGAACTCCTTGTACTTGTCCTCTCTGAACATAGTGTCCAAGAGTTTAGTACGATCATTAAAGAGACCTGTGAGGTCACTAAGAACCTCATGTACGTTGTCTATACTGGGAAACTTATCTATGTCCTTTTTCATAACTTAACAAATCTCCCTGAGAATGTGTCGACTCCATACGCATCAACAGTTTTTGCCTCAACTGTCACTATTTTAGTCACAGGTATCGGTATTGGTTTTGGAACAGGCACTGGATAAGGAACCATCTTAGGTTCTGGTGGTTTACCACCACCAAACATGTTACTCATGAAACCACCTATAGCACCAAATAAACCAGGACCTCCCATGGATCCATTACTGGTTGGCCACTTGACTGTCTGTGATAGAGGATAACCATAGCTAGGACCTCCAGTACCATTCTTGCTAGGTGCTTCGACAGGACTGAATGTAATTAAAGGAGCATAAGGCATAGGATCTCCAGATCCACCATATCTCGTTCCATTCTTCTTAGTGTCCGCTTCAAAGTGAAGGTGAGGTCCTGTGGAACTACCTGAACCAGGATCTCCCTTAGCACCACCAGTCTCAGCAAGTTTCTCTCCTGATATAAACTCACCAGTCTTCTTAACAAACTTAGATAGGTGTGCTATACGCATCTGGATCTTAGACTGTGGTAACCACACGTCCATCATGTTTCCATAAGCACCATACTTGCCCGCTGCTAAAATTTTACCTGGTTCATTAAATCCTATAGGTGTGCCTACAGGAGTTCCTACATCAACACCACCATGAGGTCTAGATCTTCCTTCTGTTGATCCATACTTGTCAGTGATTGGGAAATCTCCTATCGACATAGCAGTTGCCGAGTCAAAAGACTCATCACTACTCGATACAAGTTGTCCATTAACAAATGACATTGATGAGTTGCTAGTTATTGTCTGTGTAATAGGTTGTGCTGCGGCTGGTGAAGAAAACATCGAACCAATAGCACCAGCTGCCATGCCCATAGGTGTCATCTTGAATGCTCCTTTGGCTAGGTTCATGGCACCACCACCAACTTTCTTCAGGAATCCTCCTGCCATTTTTGCTATCTTACCACCTTTAAAAATTGCCATAGGCTTTGCCTTCTGTCCGAACATTGATGCTATTTTTGCTGTTTCACCCAATATTCTCTGGGACTCTGCGGTTGGAACGGGTAGTGTATTCAAGAATCCCGTAGTCACATCTGTCAGTGTAGTACCAACCTGTTTAAGTAGGTTCTGGAATACAGGACCTAACTTGGAATATGGTACCACAAGTTCTGGTTCTCCACCTTCAGCAATCAATGCTCGTGTGGGTGAAGTAACAGAACCACCATCCTTCATACCAGTGACATCTTTAGCAATCAGAGCTGCGTCTAATCCTGCTGATATAGCAGTACCAGGACCTGGTATTGTAGATGCTATACCTGATCCTGCCTCCATGAGAGCACCAGTTATATCACCCTTCATCAATCTTTGAAGACCGAATCCCAGTCCAGCTACCAGACCTACGACTGGTATCTTCTTCAGTCCTACCTTGACTGCTGTCTTGGCAGCAAGTTTCCCTGCTACTTTAGCTCCTGCTTTCTGTAGTGTCTTCTTCGTAGCAGTCTTGACTAACTTCTGTGCTACTTTCTTCTTAGCTGACTTTGGTATTATCTTGTTAACTAGGTTGGCACCTTTACTTTTAGCTGCTTTGAGAACCGTCTTTCCCTTCTCAAGTGCTTTCCCTGCTACCTTCTTACCTACACTCTTTATCTTATTACCTACCTTCGCACCTTGATTAGACAAGAACTTTTTAGCTTTGTCTATCTTGAGGACTCGATTGACCTTACGGCCAGTCTTTATCCCCGCTGCTTTCATCTTGCGTTTGAGCTTGACGATAGGGTTTCTACCCTTCACCTTCTTCAATCTCTTATCAAGACTGGTCTTACGTGGCGGCTTTCGTCTTCTTCTTAGGAGTTGACTTAGGAGACCTGCACCGCCACCTCCTCCAGATTTCTCTTCTGCTGCTTTTGCTTTCTTACTTACGACTGTGACTCTGGTCTGTTGAACCTGAGTCATGAAGAACATCTTTTTCTTATTCCTAAGAAACTCGATATACTCCATCTCAGTGTCGAGCATTTTCTTGGCATCAGAAACCATCTTACCTGATACAGGCAAGAGTTTAATACCAAACATAGCTGCGACGCGACGCTTCATCTACTCCGTCTTTCTTTTTCTATACGTTCCCTTTCATCACTAAGCCACTTAGCGAGCATGTTGACGTAAATGTCACGCTCCCAAGGGATCATATTTTCTATGTCACTCAAGGTATATTTATGGTGTTGCACCAAGGCAAAGTTCGTTTGATAGAACCTTGCTAACCCTTCTTGGAACAGGGCTATCCGAAAAAATTGACTAATCCCTCGATGACTGCACTCGTTTTAGTGCCTGTGTTAGGATTAGTAACTGTAAGCTCATGACGAAGAGTAGGCATAGTATCAAAGAAGTTTTGGATACTTTCAAACTGGTCGTTAGTAAGTTTCTCCAACCATTTTTGAGCTTCTTCAGCTGTGAATGATCCACAATCTTCTCCTTTATTATATACTCGGTCAATACATGATGATACTAACTCATAAGGGTCAGTCTCTTCTTCTGTAAAGTTCACCTTGGCAAAGTAGTCCAAGTTGGGGTACTTCATCTGTACCACAATATCTTCATTCAGTTTAATTGTAGACTCATGTCCTTTGGGGAAGTTGACCTTAACAGCATCAACGGGGAATGACACGGGGACTTTAGTCTCAGGATCATCATCACATGGTACTTCCACATCAATAGTCTCTTGAATAGATCTACCACGTAATTGTAGGAAGATGTACTCAACGTCAAAGATGGATAGGTCTTCCATCTTGAACCTAGTGATGATACAACTTTTAAATATCGTTTTAATCGCTTCTAATATCTGAGCACTGTCATTCTCTTCTAATGCTAGGATCAGAACTTTCTGTTCTTTAACAAGGAAGGGGCGATATTTTAATTTCTTCTTCGATGAAGGTATAACCAACTCATAGGTTGGCGTAACAATTTCAGGTAATGGCATAATAAATTAGTCCGTATATATTATATATCAGGTTCCTGAGACTCCTACTCTCTGCTCAAACTTGAACGGAGTAAACTCAGAGTACTCATAGTACATACCTATACTCAACTTGACAACTCCAGAACCTCCTGAGCTGTATGGTATAGATGACATCATATATGGATATGACTTACGCAACTGTACAGTGAACACATGATAGTTTGCTGTTGGTTGTAGGTTGTTTTTATCTGGAGAAAATTTTTCGTACTTCTTTATTATTGTATCACATGTGTAGTCATTATAAAAGTGTTGAGCTAATGCTCTTGCTTCTTTCTTACCTGATAGTACGCCAGGATCACCAACGTCAGCACCTTGTATAAAATGTTGCCATGCTGTGAAGAACTTAAATGCTTCTGACTTGACATCAAGTATACACGAGAAGTCCATCTCATTATATACCTTTGCCATTGCGGGTTTCATAGTGATACCCTTGTGTACTTGCTTCACATCCTGACTGGTTAATGACACGCCAGGTACCTGTGCCTCATTGATCAGGTCAACCATGAGGTTATTATAAGATGTATTTTCTATCTGATACTCTTCCTTCATAAATTTTGCTAACTTATCACCGACAGCAAACTCTAGATCAAACTGGTTGGTAGAACTAGGTCCTCCTCTGGTTTGTAGATCCGATATAAAGGATGTAACGCTTTTGAGAGTCATAAATACCCATATGGGGTGGTATTTTTATTTATGTCTCTAAAACAAGGTAAATTTAAACCTAAGAATTATAAGAAATATAAAGGAGATCCAACTGAGATATTTTATAGGTCTGGTTGGGAACTTAAGTTCATGAATTGGTGTGATAGCGATAGAGCAGTCGTTAGTTGGTCATCTGAGGAGATAGTAATACCATACAAATGTCCTACAGATAATAAGATGCATAGATATTTCCCAGATTTCTGGGTTAAGATCAAGGAACCAACAGGGACTAAGCAATATCTGGTAGAGGTTAAACCTCTGAAGCAAACACAAGAACCAAAACCCCAGAAACGTCAAACCAAACGGTACATAACGGAGGTCATGACCTATGCTAAAAACCATGCAAAGTGGAGGGCAGCTCAGGAATACTGCGACGACAGAGGAATCAACTTCCGAATCATCACAGAGCGAGAGCTCAGAATTAACTACTCTGCTCCAAAGTCTAAAGGGAAGCAAAATAAGCAAACCTCAGCTAAGAGAAAAAATATTTGAAGCACTGTATGACAATGCTACTGAACAACCACAGGTAGGTAAGTGGTATTTCTTTGAATATGACCCGAAATACAAGGATATAATAAAGAAATGGGATGAGTACCCACTAATAAAACTCATGGAAATTAAGAAGGATAGGATGTTAGGTATGAACATTCACTTCCTAAGACCAAAAGCTCGTCTTGCATCACTAAATAAAGAAGAAGCTCCTATGGCAACGCTTCGTTACTACATACCTAAGAATGCCGATAACTTATTCTTCGAGATACCAGAGGAGGATATGCAGGCAATGAGTCAATTACCTTTAGAACAATTTCATAGAAACAGATGAGTGGGAACCGAATATTATATGGTGAGGATCGAACCTACCCCAAGGGTTTGACTGATATCCCTCTTGCATCTTATTTCAAGATTACAAGATATCAATATAATGCAGGAATAAAAGATGCGAGAGCATCAGGTCAAAACGATGCTGCATCAGCACTGGGTAATATCAGTGGTATTACTGGGGCTTTAAAAAGCAGTCAAGAGTTCCTTTATGGAGGTTCGGGTGCCCAAGATACTGAGGGCGATAAGAGGATGGATGACCTCAACAACGAACTTAGGGAAATGGCAATAGAACAAATTGGTAGTCCATCAGGAACAGGTAGATCGGGAGCTAAGAATCATAAGAAGAAGAAAGAAAAAGCCTTAGCAAAGATAAGCAAGGGTGAGTATGAACATCTATTCAGGGACGGTCCTATCACGCTTCAGGATGGAACAGTCATTGATAATGCTAACCAGTTAGCTGACATAAAGAATGAATCATTTGAAACTGCTGACTCAGTTCCTACGATCTATCGTTTACCCATGCCCAATGAGTTTCAATATTCATATGGTGCTGACTGGGGTAACACCTTTAAGCTAGGTACGATGGCAAGGGTACTTGATGATCCAGGTGGTGCTTTAGGTCAGATGGCTCTTACTGGTTCTCTGTCAGGTCTTAAGGACGCTCTTGGTCAGATCACTGCAAGTTTTACGAAAGAGGTAGATGACAAATCTGGTATAAATGTGTCCAGTGTTCTTAAATCAGCATTCAAAGGAGCAACAGATCCACTTGGTGTCAATAGTGATATCACTCAACCAGCTAACTTCTTAGGTCTAGCAGGACTAGCACCTAATGAGAATGCCATCATGATGTTCAGTAGAATGGAAATGAGATCTTTCTCATTGACATTTGAGTTCTTTGCTCGTGATGAAGAGGAAGCAGAGAACATTGATAAGATTATTAATGGATTCAAGACTGGTATGCACCCTGTTGCCAATGATAGGGGAACTGGTGGTGTACTAGGTTTCCCAGATCTATTCAAACTAGAACCATGGTTCGGTGCCATAGATGAGAACGGTGCTGTTGTTGATGGTGGTCAACCACATCCAATGATGCCACGTTCTAAGATGTGTGCTTTAACGCAGTTAAGTGTTAACTCATCTCCATCTAATAACTTTGTTACCACTAAGGGTGGTCAAATCCCATTACAAACAATCAATTGCACCTTTGCTGAGACAACAGCACTTACTTCTGCTGATTTAGAAACAGGTAGATTCTAATGAGTTTATTTCAAAACGCACCCAATGTAATATACAACTATACGGATCAAATTTTAAATCCAGAGTTTTATCGTGCCAAAAATTTATGGAGAAGAAACAACATCAGAGACGACTACTTAGCGTCTGTTGTTATCTTCGATGATGTCTTCATTAAAAATGGGGAGACACCAGAGTCAATAGCGTTCAACTATTACAATGACACATCTTTAGGTTGGACTATCATGATAGCAAATAACATTACAAACTATCATGAACAGTGGCCACGTACTGCTGATGCCTTGAGAGATTATGTGTACGCAAAATATGAAAACCCCGCTGCCGTCATGATGTATGAGACAACGGAGGTAGTGGATGCTTTGAAGCGTAAAATTGTGAAGTCAGGGATAAGAGTTCCAAGTAACTTCCAAGTCACATACTTTGATGGAACTGCTTCTGCGGGTGTAACTGTGAACCCAGTAGCACCTGTGACATTCTATCAGTATGAAGAGAGACTCAATGCTGAGAAAGAGAAAATAAAATTAATAAAACCCATCTATATAAAGCGATTTGCTGAGTTATATACAGCATCACTTCATAGAGGTGGGTCGTTGATTATAGGTCAGAGTAAATCTGAAATTAAAATAGACTAAGGATTGAAGTCAACAATACCCTGTGTATCAGGTGTGTCGATCATATAAGTAAATCCATCGTCTGTAAAATTATATTCCGTACCATCTAGAGCATCTAAATCGCCACCAACTCTTTCATTAGAGAAGGTGGTTTTGTGGTCTTCATCGAAGATTTTTAATCCTGCGTCTGTTAACACATGATCGTACATCTTGTTGAATACCTTTGGTGGTATGGTACAAATATGAGCACCATTCCAGAATGCGAGTGTAACCTTAGCAACGTCACGAATA